CTCCGCCTTCACGGTTCTTGCTGATCTTGCTTTCGCTCTCGCTGTCCCGCCGGTCGGCGTCACGGGCTGCCAGGTGTGCGTCCATCGCCAGCTTCCGCTCGGCAAGCTCGAACTCGGCTGCCGCCTTGGCCTGTGCCAGTCGCGCCTCTTCGGCTGCCCGCTCACGCTCAAGCTGCATCTTGGCAATCATCATCTCGGCGTCATTCTGAGCCTTGGACGCATCGATTTGCGCCTTGGCGATCGCCTTCTGCTGCTCGATCATCGCCTTTTGCTGGGCAATCTGAGCGTCGGCCTCGGCCTTCATCTGCTGGATTTGAAGCTGCGCCTGGGCCTTCATCGTCTCGGGGTCCGGCTGAGCCTCAGGCTCCACCACGTTGCCCTCTTCGTCGCGCTGCGGCTCCTTGACGAACTCCTGGGTGTTCTTGATGCCGGCGGCGGTGAACTTGCGCTTGATCGCGTTGTAAATCTCTTCAACGCCGAACAAGGTGGCGGCGCGTGGGTCTTGCAGCGCCTCGGCCATGGTCTGGAGAATACCGTCAGCAACCGCGATCTGCTGCGCCTTGTTGCCGATGCCCAGACCGACCGAGATCGACAGGTCCATCTCCGCGTTCCACGAGCGCGGGTCCATCGGCACCCACTTGTTGCGGAGGCGGATCATGCGCTCACGAGGCTGGTGCTCGACCAGCAGGCGGAGGATCTTCTTGAACAGGTCTTTGACGCCCGTTTCAGCGAAGATGCGGGCGATCAGCTCGGCGCGGCTGTTCTGCGCCTCTTCCATCTGCGCCGCTTGAGTTGCGGTGATCTGGTTGGCCGTGTCGAGGGAGTTGGGGTCTAGCCCCTGTCCCTGCTTCTGGATGCCGGTACGCATCTCCGCCTGCTGGTTGACGTAGGCCAGCATGGGATAGGACTTGTCGGCAATGAACGGGATGGCGAATGGTGTGATTTCAGCGCCGTTGCCAGTGCGGATCGGAGCGCCCGGGCTAATGACCGAGAGATCGTCCATCGTGGAGCCGTCGTCACGCTCGGCGCCCTCAGGCACGAACATGCGCGGGTTGTTGGACAGGTACAGGTTGTCGAGCGTCTGGCGCCACAGCACCGTGGCAATCATCTGCTCGTCAATGACTTGATCCGCCAATGACATGCCGTAGATCGTGTGCGGCATCGGACACGGGCAGAGGCGGGCGAACGAGCCGTCCTCGACCTCTTCGTTGAACAGGATCACATTGCCAGAGCGGATGATATGGCGAAGCTCGGAAATGCCGTCCCCGTCATAATCGACAAGGACGTATTCGTCGTTGACCTGCACCATCTCGCGGGACTTGTCGCCCGGCTGGGAGGTCTGCTGCGAGCCCCAGTCCTGGTCACTCCGGCGCTCTTGTGCGCGGGCGTCTTCAAGGACCACCTGAGAGGTTGCGGAAAGCGTATCGACCACCTCGGCATCCACGCCCATCTCGACCAGTTCGGAGCGCGGCATGTTGCGGATGTGCGCTTCGTAGGGCGGGATGTTGTTGGGGCGGGCCAGTGGTGAGATGCGATGTTCTTCGGGCGGCACGTTCTCGATACGAACGCAGCCGTCCTCATATTTACGCTCTACGTCGGCCTGGTACAGTCCACGCTCGTCGGGACCGTAAACCTCGGCGCCCTCTTCTTGGAGCTTCAGCGCCTGCTCGGGATCGAGGCTGTCGAGCCTGACTTTCTTGGTGTGGGTCTTGTCTTCCCAATAGACCTTGACGACGCCCAGCTTGCACAGCAGCGCGTCCTTGAACCAGTCGTGGAAGATGCGGAACCCGTCATTGTCGTTGTGCAGGACGTAATTGACGTAATCGGTAGCCTGCTCGGCCTGCTCCTCGTCTTCCGGACCCTGCGGTTCGAACACCACGGTCTCATCGGAAGACACGAACGGCTTCAGAACTGCTGCCAGCGCATTGTCCACGGTGATCGCGACCGTTGCGTCAACCACCTGCGAACGGCCGTCACGCTCGTTGCCGTAGGGCCGGCGGAAGTAGCGGGCGATAGCGTCCGCCTGCTGTGACGCGATTTCGCTCTCGTAATAGCCGATCGAGCGCATCTCGTGCTCGGCCAGCATCTGTGCGAGCTGGTCGTCGGTCATGCCCTCACTGCGGGCGAGTGGGGATGCCATTAGCTGTCGTCATCCTCGCCGGCCATGCGCAGAACGATGGCGGCCAGCGCTTCCACGGCAGAACCACAGTTCGCGATATTGTTCGGATAGTCGAGAAACGCCTTCAGGGCGCGCTTCTCCGCCGCCCTAATCACGCGGTCGCGGTCATAGGCATCGCCTTCAAGACGTGCGTTGCTCATACATACCTCGCAGGCTTGTGGGCCTTCAGGACGAAGGTGAATCCGCTCTCTTCGTCCATGTGAACCGGCTCGAAGTCGCCCTTCCACAGCCAGCGGAAGTCGGTCATCGGCGTTGTCCCGATCTGCTTCTCGTATTGCTCACGGTTGAGGAACACGAGGCTTGCCTTGGAGATGATCCGCGTGTGCGAAGGGTCGCCCCACGCCCAGATCGAATCCCACTTGGGACAAGTCGCGAACAGGTGTCCACCGGGTTTCAGGACGCGGTAAATCTCGGCGAAGTGAGCGAAGAACGAACGGAAGTCGCCCTGCCTGCCAAGGTGTTCAAGGCACTCGTAAGCATGGACTTCATCGAAACTGTTGTCGGCTAACGGCCAGGGCAGGTCTTCCAGCTCGTGGATGATGTCCGCCCCGCAATTGGGGTCGTGGTCGATCGTGGTCAGGTCGGTCCACTCGAAGCTGTCGAACGTCTTCTTCTTGGCGCGACTGTTGCCGCAGCCCAGCAGGAGCTCAGACAACCCAGCGGGTGTCCTGCTTGAACGGCCGAGGTGCGGTCTTCTCCTTGTGACCCACGGCGAAGTACCTGAGAGCGTCCGCGTAGTGACTTGTCCAGTCGTGCAGCGGGTTCACTTTGAACTCCTGCCGCTTGTCGTCATATTCGCGGCGGTACATGCGAAGGGCTTCGATGCCGTCCTTGCACTTGGCCTTGTCGAACCAGCAGGTGGGCAGGAGCATACGAACGGCCTGGATGCCGTCAGCCACGGGAATATTGGGACAGACCGTGGCCTTGATGCCCAGTCCCGCCAACACTTCCTTGCGACTCTTGCCGGTGCCTAGCTCGCGGACCTCGACATCGTGCGGGAGATAGTGGTTGCCCCACACATAGTCTCGCTCATGTAGGCGCTTAGCGTACCAATCGAGACCGACGCCCTCACCCTTGAGCACGTCGATGACGCGGGTTTCGCGTCCAACAGTTTGTAGAAACCAGATAACCGTCGAGTCCGCGACGCCGAGATCCCACGCCGTATGAACGGGAATGCGAGGATCGTAAGGCACGCCACAGATACGCTCAGCGGCCTCGGCATCGTTCATCTCCTTGCCGTAGTACGCCCCGCGCACAGCAGCCTCGAAGCTGCACTCATATTCCTGGGCGTACTCATCGACGCTCATCATCTTGGCGGCGTCGGTCAGTTCCTTGCTGTCGAGCAGGCCCGTCTCGGATGCGCGGAGCATCAGGCGGAACCAGTCCTCGTCGTCCTCGGCTAGCGTCCAGAGGGTGTGGAAGGTGTTCTTGCCCTTGGGAGTGCCGATGAAGATTGCCCAACCCTTGCGATCCGAAAGAGCGGGCCTGATGACCTGCGTCCAGACGGTCGGGTCCATGTCACCAAACTCATCGAGAATGGCGCCATCCAAATATATACCGCGAAGCCGATCCGGGTTGTCGGCACCGTAAATACGAATGCGGGCCCCGTTATTGGGGAGCTCCACCCAGAGTTCGCTCGCATTGACCTTCCTCTCGGGTCCGAAGCAGTCGGTGTATTCGAGCAGGTAGGACCAGGCGATGTCCTTGGCCTGGTTCAACTGAGGGGCGATGTAGGCGAAGCGCGGGTTGTTCTTCTCGGACGTTGCCGCAGCCTTGATGAGCTCGTTGACACAAGCCACCGTCTTGCCGGCGCGCCTGTGAGCTACCGCGATGCCCCAGCGTTGCTCTCTTGTGTGCAGCCCCATGAACGCCTTGCGAGGGGCGTAGGGGCTTTCGATTACTGCTGCGGCTTCCATGCCAGCGCGCCAGAGACTTTGACGTTGTGATCCATGCTGCCCGCCACCTGGAGCGGCAGAACCTTGCCGACCAGCGTGAGGAACGCCGTGGGGTTGTCGCGAGATTGCGTGACTAGGTATTCGATGCCGCCAGCGTCACTAAGCGCCTGCA